GAAGACGGGCGCATCACGTCGGTCGAATATGCCCGGCTCGAAAAGGAAATCCACGCCGCGATCGAAAAGCTGGTGCTGCTGCTCTGGCAGCTGCGCGCGGAGGCCTCCCTTGGCTGAGGCGCCGATCGCCACCTGGCTGCACCTCGCGCCGTCCTCGCGGCCAACCGTCACCGTGACCTTTATTGGCACCCACAAGAGCTTTTCGCTCACCCGTGTGCAGGCGCAGCGGCTGCACCACGCGCTGGGCGACGCACTCGCCCGCATCGTCCGCGAAGAGGTCTCGCCCGACACCAAGGCCATCAAGCTTTCGCAGGGGGATTTCTCGTGAGCGACCTCGAACCATTGCCGCAGGGCTGGCCGGTTAGCGGCATTCGCCCGCACCCGATCGCCGGCATCTTCCGTTTGATGGATGACGACGAGCTGGCCGAACTGGCCGCCTCGATCGATGCCAGCGGCCTGCGCGAGCAGATCGTGATCTACGAAGGACAAATCCTCGACGGTCGCAACCGGTACCTCGCGGCGGTCAAGGCCGGGGTGATCGCGGCCGACGTCGACTGGCGCTTTGACCCGCACTTCATCGGCTTCGGCGGCATAGGGTGGCCCAAGGACCAGCTCGATCCGCTCGAGTTCGTGTGGGACCACAACTTCCACCGGCGCCATGATGACAAGCCGCAGCGGGCGCTGGCCGCCGCGCGCTATCACGAGCGCCGGCAGGGAGCCCGCACCGACCTCAAGCCCGAAACGGCTGCCGCAAATTTGCGGGAAGTTGCGGAGCGGGCAGGGGTATCCGAGCGGCTGGTCAGCTCGGCACACGTGGTGCTCGACCACGGCGCAGCCGAGCTGGTCGAGGCGGTGGAGCAGGGCAAGCTTGCCCTGCATGTCGCCGAAAAGGCTGCTCGCGAGCTGACGCACATCGAGCAGCGGATCATCGCCGAATATCCGGACAAGAAGTCCGTTCGGACGGCAGCGCGGCAGAAGCTGACGGCGCCGGAACTACCCTCGCCGATGAGCCGGGCCGACCTCGCCAACTTTGCTGAGATCGTGGTGCGCGAAGCGCACCGGGTCGCCGAGAGACATGGAGGGCGCGGTGCTTCGATGTCGGCGGATATGGTGCTCGACGAGGCGCGCAAGCTCGGCATCGTCGAGGCCGGCGAGGTGTTTTCGCTGACGCGGCCGATGCTGCTCGTGCTCGGCAAGCTGCGTGATGCGCCGGAAGGTCCGAAGGCCGAACCGGCGCCGCCACCGCCGGCGCTGACGCCCTATGAGGAGCAGCTGGCCGCTGCCTCCGATCTCAAGGGCAAGCACACCATGGCCACGGCCGAGCCGATCCTCAGGGCAGGGGTCGAAGCCGGCAACATCACCCGCCGCCAGATGGCCGACGACCTCGGCACCACCATCGGCACCGTGCAGGGCTGGACCGCCCGGCTGAAGCTCACCGGGCTCGGCAAGGGCCTCGCGGCGCCGAGGCCGCGCAGGGCAGAGGCGGTATGAATGTGGCTCTACCTGCCCAAACACTCGACCTCCTCAGCATCTGCACTGGTGGCGGAGGGCTCGACCTCGGCATCGAACTCGCTCTGCCAGGCGCTCGCAGCGTCGTTATGGTGGAGAGGGAAGCCTTCGCCGTCGCGCACCTGGTTGCAGCGATGGAACAGGGTCTCCTGGCTCCGGCAGCTGTGTGGTCGGATGCCCGAACCTTCGATGGCCGCCCCTGGCGTGGCCTCGTGGATGGGCTCATTGGCGGCATCCCGTGTCAGCCGCACAGCATGGCCGGCCGCAAGCGCGGCAGCCTCGACAGCCGGGACCTCTGGTCAACAGCCCGACGCATCATCGTCCATGCCCGGCCGTGGCTCGTGCTCATCGAGAACGTCGCCGGCATGCTCTCGGCTGGGGCTGACGAAATCGCTGGCGCCGAGCGGGTTTGGCGAGACCTTCGCCGACTTGGTTTTGCGGTCGAGATCGGACTTTTCAGCGCGGCGGAAGTTGGCGCCAGCCACGAGCGCCAGCGCGTCTTCATCCTCGGCGTGGCCGACGCCGACCAATCCCACGAGCGGTGTGGGCCAACCTCCGGAGAAGCGTTCTGCGGCGTTTCACACGGTCAGTCTCTACGACATGGCGGAGCACTGGCCGACCCCGACGACACGCGATCACAACGCAGTAGTTCGATCGGACGGCAAACTCCGAAACGACATGCTGGATTGGGTGGCGGAGCGCTGGGCGACGCCAATGACGTCGGACGCGCTCAAGGGCGGCCCGAACCAGGCCTTCGGTCGAGGCAATCCTCCGCTGGTGGCGCAGGCGTTGAAGTGGGAGACGCCTCGGACGGTGAGCGGCGGCTACACCCGGGACAGGGGCGATCCCAGCCAGACGCGACTGACGATGGAAGGGCAGGCCTTGGCCTTTTCCCTCCCGGACCGGCCGATCTCGACGGATGGCGAGGAGCACTCGCACATTCGCCGGACCTTGAACCCGCTGTTCGTCGAATGGCTGATGGGGTGGCCGCCCGGGTGGACCTCTCTGGCCCTCACGCCGCCCGCGTCGACCGGCTTCGCCTGCTCGGGAACGGGGTTGTCAGTCTGGAAGCGGCGCATGCGTTCCGCACTCTCGTCGCTCGCCTCGCCGCACGCGGTTCCACCCGCGCAGCTGAGCTTGTTCGCATGATGGAGAGCGCTTCACGATGAAACCCTCAGTTCGCCTTGCGCCGCTGCTCCTCGCTCATGGTCTTCCAGTCTTGGATCAACAGGCCGATGGTCCCTGCCTTTTCGGGAAAGGCCGTTGCGATGCTCCCCAACACCACGACCTCCTCATTGATCATTCGGAGCGTGTCCTCAACGCGTCCCATGGGAGGGACGTCTCTCCAGCCGAAATAGGTTCGGCGCGACAGGATTACGCGTCGGGTGGCTTCTTGCTTGGTCATTTCACCAAGATTGCGCCGTCGACGGCCGGAGGCAAGCGTTGAACCTCCCCGTGGCCTACCAAGAGTTCCTCTCGGCCAAAGTGGTGATGGCGCCGATCGGCGGCTTTGCCGTCGAGGATGCCGACATCAATCCGCTGCTGAAGCCGCATCAGCGGGCGATTGTCCGCTGGGCGGCAGCCGGTGGCCGGCGCGCCATCTTCGCCGCCTTCGGTCTCGGCAAGACGTTCATGCAGCTCGAGCTGCTGCGCCTGGTGGTGGCGCGGGAACTGCCCGGCACGGCCGGCGCCATGGGATTGATCTGCGCGCCGCTCGGCGTGCGCCGCGAATTCTTCCGCGATGCGCACGTGCTGATGACCGGCGACGATCCGAGCATCACCGATGCGCAGCGGGCCGAGCTGGCCGCCTGGCTGGCCGATCGGCCGGAGCGGCGGATCGATCTGAAGTTCATTCGCTCGATCGAAGAAGCGCGGCCCGGCTGGCTTCACATCACCAATTACGAGCCGGTGCGGGACGGCAAGCTAGATCCCCGCGCCTTCGTTGCCACATCGCTCGACGAGGCCTCGTGTCTCCGCGGCTTCGGCGGCACCAAGACGTTCCGCGAGTTCATGCGGCTGTTCGACGGCATCCGCTACAAGTTCGTCGCCACCGCGACACCCTCGCCGAACGAATACATCGAAATGCTGGCCTATTCGGCTTTCCTTGAGGTGATGGACGTCGGCCAGGCCAAGACCCGGTTCTTCAAGCGGAATTCCGAGCAGGCTGATAAGCTCACGATCCATCCGCACAAGGAACGGGAGTTCTGGCTGTGGGTCGCGAGCTGGGGCCTGTTCGTGCAGCGGCCCTCGGACCTCGGCTTCTCCGACGAGGGCTACGCCCTGCCGCCGCTCGAGGTGGTGTGGCACGAAATCTCTTCGGACCACGCCAAGGCTGGCGAGGAGAAGAACGGCCAGAAGCGGTTGCTGCGCAACGCCGCCGCATCGCTGCGAGAGGCGGCGCGGGAGAAGCGCGAGAGCACCGACAGCCGGATCACCAAGCTCCTCGAGTTGCGCGCGGCCGAACCTGACGAACACCGAGTGATCTGGCACGACCTCGAGGCCGAACGGGAGGCGCTGGAAGACGCCATCCCCGGACTTGCCACCGTCTATGGCTCTCAGGACCTCGACGAGCGGGAAGCGATCGTCGGCGGCTTTGCCGATGGGCACGTTGTCGAGATCGGCGGCAAGCCGTCGATGCTCGGCTCTGGCAGCAATTTCCAACGGCACTGCGCCCGCGAAGTGTTTCTCGGCATCGGGTTCAAGTTCAACGACCTGATCCAGGCGATCCATCGGACCTACAGATTCCTGCAGGCGCGACCGGTGCGGATCGACCTGATCTACACCGAGGCCGAGAGGCCGGTGCGCGACACGCTCGAGGCCAAGTGGCGCCGGCATGACGACCAGATGGCGATCATGGCCGGGATTATCCGCGAGTACGGACTGAGCGAAGCGGCCATGGCGAAAAGCCTGACGCGCGGCATGGGCATCGATCGGCGGGAAGTCGCAGCGCCTGGCTATCGGCTGGTCAATAACGATTGCGTGGCCGAGACGCAGCGCATGGCCGATGCCAGCGTGCAGCTGATCGTCACCTCGATCCCGTTTTCGACCCAGTATGAGTATTCGCCGAATTACGCCGACTTCGGCCACACCGACAATGATGCGCATTTCTGGGCGCAGATGGATTTCCTGATCCCGCAACTGCTGCGGGTGCTCGAGCCCGGGCGGGTCGCCGCTATCCATGTCAAGGACCGGATCGTGCCGGGCGGCATGACCGGCCTCGGTTTCCAGACCGTGGCGCCGTTCTCCGATCAGTGCACGGCGGCCTTCACTCGACATGGCTTCGCCTTCCTCGCCCGCAAGACGATCGCCACCGATGTGGTGCGCGAGAACAACCAGACCTATCGGCTGGGGTGGAGCGAGCAATGCAAGGATGGCTCGCGCATGGGCGCCGGATTGCCCGAATATCTGCTGATCTTCCGGCGGCCGCCGTCCGACAGTTCCGACGGCTACGCCGACCGGCCGGTGCACAAGGACAAGAAGGAATGGAGCGCCAAGGGCTGGGAGGTTGGCCCGGCTGAGCCGGAGGGCGGCGCCTGGCGGCACCCGGATGGCTACTCGCGTGCGCGCTGGCAGCTCGATGCGCACGGCTTCATGCGCTCGGACGGCAACCGGCTGCTGGCGCCCGAAGAGGTGGTCGGGCTCGATGCCAACGTCATCTACAAGGTGTGGCGGCAGTTCAACCTGACCAACGTCTATAGCTTCGCCAACCATGTCGGGTTGTGCGAGGCACTGGAAGAGCGCGGCGCGCTACCCTCGACCTTCATGCTGCTGCCGCCGCATTCGGGCCATCCCGACATCTGGTCGGACGTGACGCGCATGCGCACCCTCAACGGCGAGCAGCAGGCCGCCGGTCGGGAAATGCACCTCTGCCCGCTGCAGTTCGACATCGTCGACCGGGCGATCGCGCAATACTCGATGCCCGGCGAGACGGTGCTCGACCCGTTCGGCGGCATCATGACGGTTCCCTACCGCGCGCTGAAGCTCAAGCGGCAGGGCATCGGCATCGAGCTGTCACCCACCTATTTCGCCGACGGCGTCGGCTACGTCGAGGAGGCGGCGCGCGAGCTGGCGACGCCGAGCCTCTTCGACCTCATGGGCATCGAGAACGAAGGGGAAAAGGCATGAAGATCTATCTCGCCTCAAGCTGGCGCAATCCGGACCAGCCGGCCGCCGTCGAAATGCTTCGGCAGGCCGGTCACGAGGTTTATGACTTCCGCAATCCGCCGCAGTCGACTGGCTTCGCCTGGTCGGAAATCGACCCGGAATGGAAGTCGTGGCGCGCGGCGGACTACCGGGCCAAGCTGCAGCACCCGCGGGCGCAGGAAGGCTTCGCCTCCGACTTTGGCGCCATGCAATGGGCCGATGTATGCGTGCTGGTGTTGCCATGCGGACGCTCGGCCCACCTCGAACTCGGTTGGTGCGCCGGCGCCGGCAAGAAGACCATCATTCTGACCCGCGACGGGGAAGAGCCGGAGCTGATGGCGCTGATGGCGTCGTCGATCTGCGTCTCGATCGGCGAGGTGATCGACCAGTTGGCGGCTTGGGCATGATGACAGCCGCGTTCCATCGCCGGCGCTTCGCCCGGATGCTGGCCGATCTCGACCTTGATGTGCCTTCGCTGCATGTCGATGCAACTGGCGCAATCTGCGATGCCAGCCGGCAGCGGCCGCTGACGCCGCCGCTCGGCAACCTCACGCTGGCGGAAGGCCTGATCTCGGCGGTGAAGCTCCTCAGGATCGAGGAGGCGAAGCATGCTGTCCTGGGATGATCTCAGCGAGGAGCAGAAGCTCGTGGCGGCCGAGCTGCCACGCTATCGCGAGCGGCTAGCTGACCGGCGCGCTGCTGACGCGATCGAGGTCGCGCACGTGCACCGTGGCCCACATGGCGAGGTTGAGGAAATGATGCTCGTAAGCATCGGCCGCCATGACGACGGGCGCATCGCAGAGGTGTTCATCGATTATCCCGACCGCAGCGGCGAGCGGAAGAAGAGCGCGCTGACCAAGGCGCTGGGGCACGACATCGCGATCCTGATCTCGCTTGCCCTGCAATACGGCGCGCCGCTCGATGCGATGCGCCACGCCGTGGCGCGCGAGGACGCGAACCTCATGGGCCGGGTGGTCGAGGTGCCGTCGACGATCGTCGGCACTGTGCTCGACGCGCTGGCGAGCGAGGCGTGAGAATGAAGCCGCTACTCGATAGCCGCGCTTCGGATCGCCGTGGCAATGGCCATCAAGCGGAAGCGTATCAAGCCGGGCGCGGCAATGTCGGAAGAATTCGGGTCTTTCGCCAAGGCATCGGCCAAGGCCTCCGCCCGTTCGGCAAGTTCCTTGGTGCGGCTGCCGAGCGCAAATTCGCGCTCCACCGCCGCCACGTCATCAGCCCTAACCATCGTTGCATCCCCTCAAATGCGGAATTGAATCGTCCGCTTGATTCCGACCGCCGTCAAGGACAGGGGCCGACATGACCATGTCGCCCGAACTCACGGCGCTGCGCGACGAGGCGATGCAGACGAGCTGCCGCAGCTGGGCAATCCAGAAGCGCTGGAAGCTCACAGGCACCACCGAACTGGTTGGCCCATGTCCGCAATGCGGCGGCAAAGACCGATTCGCCATCAACGTGCGCGAGAACGTCTTCCTCTGCCGTCGCTGCGACATCAAGGGCTCGGGCGTCATCGACCTGGTAATGCAAACCGAGGGCGTGACGTTCGTCGTCGCCTGCGAACGGATCACCGGCCGCAAGGCCGCCGACCCGGTCGCTGAGACGCGCATGGCCGAGCTGCGGACGCAGGCCGAGGCGGCCGAGCGTGAGCGCGAGCGCCAGGCCAACATGTATCGGGAGCGGGCGATCGCGGACGGCCGCGCCATCCTCAGGCGCACGGTGCCGGTGGCGCCAGGCGGTATCGTCGGCGCCTACCTCGCATTGGTCCGCGGGCTCGATGGCGGCCGGATCGACTTCCGCGCCCCCGACTGGGCGGCACAGCTCCACATCCGATGGATCCCCGAGCATCCCTATTGGGACGACGGCAAGGTGCTGCACAGCGGCCCGGCCATGATCTGCGGCGTGCAACAGCCGGATGGAAAGTTCATCGGCGCGCACCAGACCTGGATCGACCTCGAGCAGCCCAAGGGCAAGCTGGTGCTGCTCCCCGACGACAAGGGCCGGCCGCGATCGGCCAAGAAGGTGCGCGGCAGCTGGAAGGGCGGGGCCATCCGGCTATTCACGCCCGAAGCGCCGCACCGCATCGTGATGGGCGAGGGGATCGAGACGACGCTTACTGCCTACGCGCATGCCTTCGAGCCGGACACCGCCTATTGGGCCGGCGTCGCGCTCGGCAACATGGCCGATTTCTTCGTGCCGCCCGACTGCTGCCAGGAGCTGGTCTATCTGACCGACGAGGCCGAATCCCTGCCCAAGCTGGCCAAGGGTTTTGCGCGCATCCGCGAGGCGAGGCCCGCACTCGAATGCTTTGCAACCCCGCCGCTCGCCGGCGGGCGCGATTTGAACAGCCTGGTGGCGGCGCAGGCATAGGGGCGGATTTTGACAGACCAGGGGGAACCGCCCGACGACCCGAAAAGCGGGCCGGAGGCGGTGAAGGCGACGATCAGCGGCAAGCGCAAGCTGACCGTGATCGAGGGCGGCAAGGACAAGCCGAAACGCTCGAGGCCGCGCAAGGCCAAGGCCGAGCCACCGGCAGACGACGCGTTTGATCCCTCGGCCGTGCCCGGCATGCAGAGCGAAACGTCAGCGCATAACGAAGCCGGCGAAGAGCCGGGCGATGACGACGGCGCGGACTTCTCGAACTACTTCGGCGACGAAGATGCCAAGCCGCCCACTGTCGACGAGGTGATGGGCGAAATCCTGCGCTTCTGCGCCGAGCTGGACCAGAATGACCGTGACAACGCCCGGCGCCTCGTCGCCTGGTTCGGCCCGAACCTGCAATATGTCACCGGACTCGGCTGGCTGACGTGGCGCGGCACGCATTGGGAGCGCGACGAGGGCGAGCTGCAGGTGCGGCTGATGGCGCAGGACCTGGTCGACAAGATCAAGCTCGAGGTGCCCTATATCGAGGCGACACCGCAGCAGCAGAAGCTGCTCGACCTCGCGGAGAAGTTCCGCAAGATCAAGCCGGAAGAGCGCACGCCTGGTCAGAGCGAAACCATCGACCGGGCAGCAGAACTCAAGAAGGCGGTGACGGCCCGGCGCAGCAAGCGGCGCGCCTTTGCGGTGACATCGGGCAATGCAGGCCGCACCTCGGCCATGCTGCAGCAGGCGATGAGCCTCAAATCGAGCCCTGCCAAGCTGCTTGATGCCGATCATTTTCGTTTCAACACACAGACCGGCACGCTAGTATTTTCGCGCCAGGCCGATCCGGAACAGGACCTAGATGGCGACGACGTCAAGCCGCGCTATGTCGGCCAGGTCGAGCTACGGCCGCACAACCGCGACGACATGATCACCAAGCTCGCGGACGTCGCCTATGATCCTGAAGCGACATGCCCGGGCCTGCAGAAATTCCTCGATCGCATGCAGCCGGAAAAGGCGATGCAGCTCTTCCTGCAGGTCTCGACCGCCTACGCCATGCTGATCGGCGGCAACGGTGCCCAGAAGGTGTTTTATCACTTCGGCACCGGCGGCAACGGCAAGTCAGCTTTCCTCGAGGCGATCGGCGGCGTCGCCGGCACGTACCGCACCACGGTGTCGCCCGACACCATCACCGGCGACACGCAGCGGCAGGGCCAGCAGGCCTCGCCCGACATCGCCCGGCTGTTCAATACGCGCCTGGTGCTGGTCGAGGAACTGCCGAAGAATACGCCGCTGCGCGAGGACTTGGTGAAGGCCTTTTCGGGCGGCGGTCGCATGACGGCGCGCTTCCTGCAAAAGGACATTTTCGAGTTCCAGCCGATCTTCGTCGCCGTGCTATCGGGCAACACCAAGCCGACCATCACCGGCGCCGATAACGGCATCTGGCGCCGCGTTCTGATCGTGCCGTGGGAGCAGACGATCAAGGAAGACGATCCGGACCGGGTCGAGTTTCCCGAGATGCTGGCGCGGTTCGAGGCCGAGCGGTCCGGCATCCTCAACTGGCTGATCGAGGGCGCACTGCTCTATCTCAAGCACGGGCTGATGCATTTCGTGCCGCCCAAGGTGCGTGCCTTCACCGAGGGATATCGGCGCGAGCGCGACAATGTCGAGGGTTTTTGCGAGGCGATGATCGTTCGCGAGGCGAAGGCCAAGGTGCAGGCCGGCGTGCTCTACAAGAGCTATACCGACTGGTGTGAGGTAAACGGCCTGCGGCCTGCCTCTCAGCGCAGCTTCGGCGATCGCCTGACGACCCTCGGCTACGAGAAGAAGACCGGGGCGGTCTACTACTACCTCGACGTTCGGCTCAACCCGAACCCGAAATACGATCCGCCGGGCTCGGACGGCGATACGGGCTAGCTCGCTGACGCCTGTCGCATAGCGCAGCGGCCGTTTTTCGCGCTCGCGTGCCCCGCACCCCTCCCACGGAAACAGAGAAACGGAAGTCTCGAACCTCCCTCGCGCTGACGCGCGCGACAGGGAGGTTCGAGAGAGTTATGCGAGGGTTGAATGCGCGATCCTCAGCGCGTGTTCAATAGCAAAATCAATGTGTTATGCGAAAAGTGTGAGGTTCGAGAGGGTCTCGCGCGTGTAAATGTGTTTTCGAGGGGTGCGGGGGCCTCAACCCACATCCCACCGATCGGTTTGTCGAAGGTGATCCACATCATGTGTGGAGCGCCCTCTCAAACCCCTCGGCTACCTTATGCAAAGCACTGTTCTCTCAGTGCTTTTCCACTGTTTGAAACCCTCTCAGTGAGGGTCTTTCAAACCTCTCAAAGGTAATTGGGGCAATGGAAATGGTTGAAGAAGAGGTTAGGCCGACTGTCGTGCCGGTGGGCAGGACGACGGAAAGTCGGCGGCGGCAGTTCGAGCAGCCGCCGCTCCCTGATCTGATGGCGATATTCGAGCACCGCTGGTACTTGGTGCAGGTGCCGAGCGGACGCGAAACGATGGTAGCCGAACTGATGCGCAACCATGGGCACCAGGCCATCGTGCCGGTGGTGCGATGCTGGCGGCTGGCCAACCGATATGCGCGCCGCAAAAGCGAGCGCGAGTTCGCGCTGATGTCGCGCTACATCATCCTCGGCTTCGGGCACGATGACCCGATGGGCTTCGATGACCTTCGTCGTTTCTCTTTCGTGCACTCAGTGGCCAGCGACGGTGGTGGTTATGAGCAGATGTCGCGCTTTGACCTGATCCAATTCGTCAAGTTCCTCGGCACCTCGACTTGGACCGTAGACAATGCGCAGCGGTTCATGCGCACGGGCAGGGAGTTCAAGGCTGGTGACCGGGTTGAAGTGATGTCCGGTTCGCTCATGGGGTGGACTGTGACGGTGAAGCGCATCGACGGTGATCTGGCGGAGTTCGAGGCGCCGATGCTTGGCCGGTTGATCACGATGCGTCTGCCTCTTGCGATCTTAGGCAAAGCAGCGTAGCACTCGAAATCAGGATGATCGCTCGACAGGCACGAACCCGTGCCGAGACCGACCGCAGGCTTACGAGCCCGAGCAGCGGAGCGACCCAGGCGCCGACACCACGAGCGCCGCAGATGGCGAAGCATGTCCAAGCGCGCGGCTGATCCTCAGCGGCGCGCTTTGCATATGGTGAGGCGGTCGTCGGCGCTAGACAATCGAGGTTGGCCCCGCGAGCGACGCGACCGTCTCGACCTTCCGCAACATTGCGAAAAGGCAGGGTCAGCCCGGCCGCCCGGACCCGCCGAACCACCCTTTGGGTCCTTCGCCCACCCCAAATCGTATGCGGGACGTCGAGGCGCTGGGGGCGGGACTTTTTGGCCCGCGCCGAAGCTGGCTTTTTGGTTGATGTTGTTGTTCCCGAGGCAAAGATGGAAACCATCCTCACCGGCCTGCCGGCGGGCGTGGATGACGCCGTCCTCAACCGCGGCGAACTCGCGCAGGCGCTGAACAAGTCCGAGCCGACGCTCGACCGCTACATCGCGGACGGCATGCCCTTCCTCGTCGAGGGGACCAACGGGCGCGCGTGGGAATTCCAGCTCTCGGCCTGCTGGGAGTGGCTCAAGGCCCGCGAGAAGGAAGACGCCGACCGCAAGGGCAAGGCGCAGCAGGCCGTGCAGCAGATGCGCCTGGCGCTGATCGGCGGCAATGATGTCCTCGACGAAGAGCGGCAGCTGTCGCCGAAGCAGCGGCAGGAAGCATACGACGCCGAGCGGAGCTTCATGCTCGCTGCCCTGCAGCGCGGCGACCTGGTGCGCCGCAGCGATGTCGTCACCGCGTTCGAGGACGTCTTCAAGCTGGTGAAGGAGAGCCTGACCGCGCTGCCGGACCGGTTCGAGCGCGAACTCGGCCTTTCCGGCAAGGCTGTCGACCTGGCGACGCGGCTCTGCGACGGGACGCTGGCCGAGATGGAACACCGCGCCTCCGAACTCGCCGGCCGCGACGAGCTGAAACAGGCTGCCGAGTGAGCCGCCCCAGAGAGCCGGACTATCGACGCGACCGCGGCCGCCTGCCGCCTTTCGCGTCGGCGCTCGATTGCGTGCTCGACGCCTTGCCGGCGGTGGCGCCGTCGCAGCGTGTCACGGTGCCTGAGGCCGCCGCCCGCCACCGCATTGTCGATGCGCCGGGCTATCGCGGCCCATGGCGCAACGACGTGGCGCCGCAGCTGGTCGAGCCGGCCGAACAGATGACCTCGCGCCGCTTCCAGGGCGTGATCTTCGTCGGCCCGGCGCGCACCATCAAAACCGACGCCCTGGTGGTCAACACCATCGTGCATCGGGTGATGACCAACCCGCGCGATCTCCGCGTCGTGCACATGAGCCGCGACACGGCGCGCGAGTTCTCGCTCTCGACCGTCGACAAGATGCTGCGCAACTCGCCGGCGATCCGGGCCCGACTGGTTGAGAACCGCCGGGCCGACAACATCTTCGACAAGCAGTTCATGGGCGGCATGCGGCTGACGATCGCGTGGCCGGTGATCGCCCAGCTCTCGGCCGCGACCCTTTCCGACGTGCTGTTCACCGACTACGACCGGATGCCGGAGGACGTCGACGGCGAAGGCGAGCCCTTCGCCCTCGGCCGAAAGCGCATCGAGACGGCGGGCTCGGTGGCCAAGGTGATGGCAGAAAGCTCGCCCGGCCGTCCGATCCTCGACGACCAGTGGAAGCCGGCGACGCCGCATGAGCCGCCGCCGACTACCGGCATTCTGAGCCTCTATTCGCAGGGGACGCGGGCGCGCCTCTACTGGCCGTGCCCGCATTGCGGCCGGTACTACGAACCGAAGTTCGGCCTGCTGCGCTATCCTCCCGATGCGCCCGCGACCGAGGCGGGCGAGCAGGCGCGGCTGCACTGCCCGCGCTGCGACTACCCGACGCCGCCCGAACTCAAGAGCGAGCTGCTGGCCGCCTCGATCTGGCTGCATGAAGCGGCGGATGAGGGGCTGGGTGGCGACCTGGTTGGGCTGACGACGATCGACGGCAATGTGCGCCGGTCGAGCCTTGCCAGCTACTGGATGTTCGGCCCGGCCGCGTCGTTCCAGACCTGGCCGAAGCTGGTCGCGGCCTATGTCGCCGCCGAACAGAGCTACCGCGTCACCGGCGACGAAAAGGCGCTTCAGGTGACCGTCAACGTCGACCAGGGCGACGCGTATCGGCCGCGCGCCATGGGGACCGCCTCGCTGATGACCGAGACCGAGCTGCGGAAGCGGGCTGTCAAACAGCCGGGGTCCGGGGTGCCGGCGAACACGCGGTTCATCACCGTGCAGGCCGACGTGCAGTCAAACCGGTTCGTCTGCCAGGCGGATGCGTGGGGACCATTCCTCGAGCGGACGCTGGTTGATCGTTTCGAAATCTTTGTGCCAGCCGATGCCAGTGAACGCATGCTCGATCCGGCCCGCTACGCCAAGGACTGGGACCTGCTGTTTCCGCTGCTCGAGCGCCGCTACCACGTCGAGGGCACGGGCTACGACCTGGCGCCGGCCTTCGTCGGCGTGGATAGCGCCGGCGCCCCGGGCGTCACCTCGAACGCCTACGCCTTCTGGCGCCGGGCTAGGGCCAAGGGCCTCGGTCATCGGCTGCTGCTGATGCGCGGCAACCACGTCAAGACCGGCCTCGTCGAGGCGCAGCGGCGGGCGTATGTCGGGCACCCGGAAAAATCGACGGAGAACGGGCGCAAGACCCAGCTCGACGTGCCGCTGATTTGGGTAGGTACTGACGCGCTCAAGGATGAGATCAGCGCCGCGCTGACCCGCGACGAGTTGGGGAACGGTTCCTACAACGTGCTCGACCGGCTGCCGAAGCAGGTCTTCGAAGAACTGGCGGCCGAGCGCCGCACCGACAAGGGCTGGGAGAAGCGGCCCGGCGTGGTCCGCAACGAAGCCCTCGACCTGGCCGTCTATGGCAAGGCCATCGTCATCGTGAAGGGCGGCGAAAAGATCGACTGGGACAATCCGGTCGACTGGGCCGCACCGGTCGAAACCAACGTCAACGCCGTCCGCCGCGAGGACTTCGTCCCGCCTCAGCCGGCACCAGAACCGCCTGCCGAACAACCGCCAGCCTCGACGCAGACCCGCCAGAGCTGGCTGGGCGGTCGCCGGCGCGGCTACCTGGGGAGATAGGTCAATGGAAGTGCAGGGCAATGCGGGGCCGATCGGCGCGCCGGCGCTCACGGTGCCCTCGACGATCAGCTACTCGGTGGGTCAGATTATTGCCCAGAGCGCGACAGCTGCGAGCTGTTCGGCCATTCCGGTTGCAGCTGCCCGCCTGGCCGACAAGACCGGCCACATCCGTCGAGTGCGGCTCAAGAGTGACGATATCTCCGGCCTTGCCGGCAAGATCGTCAGGGTACACGCCTTCAAGAACGCGCCGACCTTCGCCAACGGCAATGGTGGCGCCTTCGCCGGCGGTCTCACCGAGAGCGACCACATCGGCTATGTCGATGTCACCCTCGACCTGACCTTTTCGGATTTCGTCAAGGGCGAGGACGTCCCCAGCCGCGGTTCCGAACTTACCTTCGATCCGGCGCCGGGTACCCAGAACATCTTCCTGGTGTTCGAGGCGCGATCGGCGATCACCTCGGGAACCGGAAAGAAGCTGACAGCCGTGCTCGAGGTGTTCCAGAATTGAGCCTCGCTCTGCCGCATCGGCGCAGCGTCGGCCTAGCCCAGACCGCGAAGCGGTTCGGAGCCGTCGCGGGCCGGACTCGCCTGGCGTATCAGTCGGCGGGGTCGACCAATAAGCAGGTCATGGCACAAACCCGCCACACCTTCATGGACGATGTGAAGGATGGGTCTTTTCGCATCCGGTGGCCGAACTACCGGGCCGATCCGGCGGCCGACGGTGAACACCTACCCGGCGCGAGCGCGACGGCGCGCGGCTCAATACTTTACTGGGACCGATCGGGCGTCCTGCAGCTCACCCGCCTCTACGCCCACGCCGACGGATCGGACACGGCAAGCGCGGCGGATGGTGGCGAACTCGATTTCGTCAACCCGGCCATCAACATCCTTCGCTACACGAGCGCCCTGGTCCGCTTCTGGGGCAATTTCGGCGCCGGGGTGATCTATAGCCAGTACGCCTGCGACTATCTCGCCGGCGACATTTTTCAATATGGCGCGGCCGTCACCGACCTGACTGGCACGACCACCGCCTTCAGCGACACTTATCAGGGAACCCGCGACGGGTATTTCCCGGTCTCGATCGAGGCCAATACCACCCGCGAGACGGTGGCCATCGGCTCGGACAGCCGCGATAGCGCGCTCCGAGACGCCCCTTTCGACGTGCTCGGGCATACCGGTCAGATTGCCCGACTGGTCGGCCGGCGCGCCGCGTACCACAATCTCGCAACGCCCGGCGGGATGGCCGCGGAATGGGCCGACAGCACGAAATCGGCTCGACGTACGGCGATAGCCCGGCGGTCGAGCCGGTTCTTCATCGGCTTTGGCGTGAACGACACGATCGCCAACGGTCGCACTGGCGCCCAAGCCATGGAGGATGTGCAGACCGTCCGCACGGCGGTCGGCGTGCCTGCCGTGGTCAAGACCCTTGATCCATGGACAATCGGCGGCAACGTCAACCTATCGGCTAACGATACGTATCGGCAGGCGTTCAACGCGCTGGCGCGATCTGTGCCGAGCGGGTTCCTCGGCGTGTTCGACCCTGCCATCGTGGCCGAGACGGCGGGGCATATCTGGGTCAACGCGACCTATTGTGTGGCCGAGGGTGACGGCTCGCTCATCCACGAAAGCAACGCGGGCAACGTCGCCCTGATCGCCGGCTGCGGTTTCGACTATGCAGCCTCCGGCCTGCCGACGTCAGACCCTGCGGAGTTGGCGACGGAGTATCCGAGCGGTGGCCTATACACGTCCTACATGCTGTTGGACGGCTGGTCTGGCCAACAGGCGGCTCACACGCCGTGGTCGATGCTCTCGCCGAACTTCGCCAGCCCGGCCGCAACGCTCAAGGAGGATGGCAGCACCAACAGCCACGACTCCTATAAGCAGCTGACCCTTGCCCTCGCGAGCACCACCAAGACCTTCACCTTCTATGCCAAGCGAGGGGTTGGCTCCCGCAACATAATGCTCATGGTGCAGCGCTCCGATACCTTCACGGACGGTCGACTGGCGGTCAACCTCGGGACCGGCGCCGAAATCTATTCGTCCGGTGGCACGGGCTTCACGGTCGGGGCGCGGACGATCACGGCGGTTGGCAGTTGGTGGAAGATCGCCCTTACTTTGACGATGGCGGCAGGCATGGCCGCAAATCCCTATCTGTACTTCCGCATGGCCGATGCCTCCGGCAACGACAACTATGCCGGCGACGGTGCTTCGACCGTCGCCGTATGGGGGCTAGACGTGAGGTAGCGTTCCGCCGCCTTGGAAATTTCGCAGCAAGCGTCTATTCTTGGGCGATGAGCGAGAAAGCAGTCCAAGAGTATCTTCGTCCTTTACAGACGCACTACGGCAAGGCACAGGGGTTCTGTATCTATTGCGGGGCCCGCGCAAATCTCTCAGATGAGCATATCATTCCGTATTTTATGGCGGGGGCCTATGTACTGCCGCAGTCTAGCTGTGGCCGTTGTTCCAAGATAACACGCGGCTTCGAAAACGATATTGCGTACTCATCGTTCTTTGGCTTTCGCCGCCGTTTGAATGTCCAGTCGAGGACAAAGCGCGGTCCGAAGAAGATGGAAATATGGGTGCCGGACGAGGACGGCGTCGAGAGAAAGCGCCATGTCGACTTTCATGAGATGCCTGCTGTGCTGGTCAGCTGGATATTTGAGTTGCCGGGCCTTCTGGCCGGGCGCGACCCCATGGCAGGCATTTCCAATTTTCGTTTGAAAATTGCCAACATTAGTGGGCTGGTGAAAGCGGCCAAACGCGTAAGCGGTCGCTTTCGTGTGAAAATAGACCCGGTAAATCACATGAGGCTTGCGGCCAAAATAGCTCATGGAATGTTATATTTTCATGAGACAGAACCGTTCGAGCCGCTGCTGGAAAATGTAATTCTGACTGGAAATTTCGCTGAATACTACGTTGGCGGTGAAGAGGTATCCGAGAACGATAAACGAGAGATTCCGCAGGCACCTGGGTTGCTTCATGAAGTAAGAATTCATTGGACGCAATTGACTGGTGACAACGTATATCAGTACGCGATCTGCGAAGTTAAACTGTTCGTGGGCTTCGGTGGGCCAATATTTTTGGTTGTAGCCGCTCGACGGAGACGTGTTGAAAGCGTTCTGCTTCTCAGGTTGACGGAGTTCCTTTTGCCAATAGGTGGATCAACTGAGCGAAAGATCGATCCGGTAGTCGTCGAAATTGAACATTTGGAGCATGCGGCCATTCCCTCCCCGTGATGGTCCAAACGATCTGCTCACGGCCGATCGCGCACCACATATCCTAAAAAGAAGGCCCGGCTAAGCGGGCCTTTAGTCTTTAAGGGAACCGAGCTCATGCCCTGGTCGCAGACTGACATCGATGCCCTGAAGTCCGCCATGGCCAGGGGCACCAAGCGCGTTCGCTACGTCTCGGGTGAGATCGAGTATCAGTCGGTCGACGACATGCGGAAGCTGCTCGCCGACATGGAGCGTGAGGTCAATCCGGCCTCGACGCAGACGCGCTCGGTGGCGCGGTTCGACAGAGGTTTCTGAACCATCATGGTGCACGCCAACTGGCTGGACCGGGCGATCCTCTGGGTCTCCCCGGAGCGAGGTGCTGCGCGCCTCGCGAACCGGGCGAGGGCCCAGATGCTGGACTCGGCATACGATGGCGCTTCGGGCTCGCACCGCAATGCGAGCCGCCGCTATCGGCCCGGTGACGCGAATGCCGCGGTCTACTCCGGCGCCGCCCGGCTGCGCTTTGCCGCCCGCGACCTCGAACGCAACAACCCGCTCGCCTCGCGCGGCTTTTCGGTGCTCGCCAGCAACGTCGTCGGCGCCGGCATCATCCCGAGCGTCGGCGGCGTCAAGGGCGGTCGGCGCGACGGCTTGCAGGCGATCGTCAATGCGCACTGCGACACGCGCATGATCGACGTCACCGGTAGGCAGACCCTCTACGGCCTGCAGAAACTCGCCTTCCGGGCCGCGGTGCGCGACGGCGAGGCGGTGATGGTGCGGCGCCGTGCTCGCGCCGCCGAAGGCCTGCCGCTGCCGTTCCAGATCGCGGTGCTCGAGGCGGACCACTTCGACATTCGCCTCAATGGCCGGCTCGCCAACGGCAACACGGCGATCGACGGCATCGAGTACGACATCAATGGCCGCGTCGTCGCCTACACCCTCTATGACAACCATCCCGGCGCCATAAACCAGTACTTTGCGCCGCAGCTCACCAGCACGCGCTACCCGGCCGAGGACGTGGTGCACCTGTTTCGCATCGATCGTCCCGGCCAGGCGCACGGGGTCAGCTGGATCGCACCGGTGATCGTGCGGCTCGGCGACTTCGAAGACACCAAGGATGCCTATATCCTCCGCCAGAAGATCGCCGCCTGCTTCGCCGCGTTCGTGACCAAGGTCGACGCGGCAGGTGCGCCGACCGACCAGGGCTCGACCCGCGCCGGAACGCCGCTCGAAACGGTCGAACCGGGGATGATCGAGCGGCTGGGACCCGGCGAAAGCGTGACCTTCGGCGCGCCGCCCGTGGTGTCCGATCTCGAGGCGTTCTTTCGCGTCAACGCCCGCGATATCGCCGTCGGGCTCGGCATGACCTATGAGGCGCTCACCGGCGACCTGAGCAACGTCAACTTCTCCTCCGGCCGCATGGGCTGGCTCGAATTCCAGCGCAACATCGCCAGCTGGACCGAGGAAATGGTCCTCCCGCAACTTTGCGACAAGATCGGGCAATGGATCCTGGACGGGCTGCGGCTCGTCGCCAATGTCCCGGCCAATGCCAGCATCGGCTGGACGCCGCCGCGCCGCGAAATGATCGACCCATCGAGCGAGCTGAAGGCTGCGGCGCAGGCGGCACGCGACGGTCTCGGCACCCGCACAGGCTGGCTGCGAGGGCAGGGCTACGATCCCGAGACGATCGACAAGGAACGCGCCGAAGAACTGAAGCGCGAGAAGGACCTCGGCCTGCGCTTCGACACCAATGTCGACGTCAACAATCCGAGCGTTGCCGGCGCCGCCGAGACGATCCGGGCGACGCCCTAAGTCACTCAAGCACAACGAGGCCTGAATGAACCCGCTGATCATCAACGGCGAGCTGGTGCTCTATGGCACGGTCGGCGAGATCGACTGGGACGTCGATTACTTTGCTGCCGTCGATGTCATCCTGGCGCTGACCCAGCTGAGTGGCGATATCGTCGTGCGGCTCAATTCTCCCGGCGGCTTCACCCCCGAAGGCATCGCCATCTACAACGCCCTCAAGGCTTATCCCGGCAAGGTGACGATCGTCGTCGACGGTGTGGCCCTGTCTGCGGGCAGCCTCATCGCCATGGCTGGCGATACCATCATCATGAACGTCGGCTCGTTGATGATGATCCACGATCCGATGGTCGCCATCGGCGGGAACGCTGAAGACCACCAAAACGCCGCCGACCAGCTCAACCGGCTGGCCGATACGGTCGCGGCGATCTATGCCGCGCGCGCCGGCATCACGCCGGAAGCCGCCCGGGCGATCATGCAGGCCGAGACCTGGTACGACGCCCAGGAGGCCGTCGCCGCCGGCTTCGCCGACGAGGCGGCGCCGACCGTATCGGCCTCCACCTCCCTCTACGATTTCCGGCTCTACCGGAACTCGCCGACGTCGCTGGTCGACCTGGCCGTCGCCAACGCCACGATGTTTCAGCCCAAGGCGGCACCCGCCGCGCAACCCAAGGAGAATGGCATGACGCTCGCTGAGCTCATTGCTTTGATGGCCGCGCGGCTCAAGGCGCCCGCGGAAGACGTGACGATCATGTGCAACCAGGCGGCGGGCATCGGCCTCGACGTCAAGGCGATCGAGACGCTGTTCGCCGGCGCGACCACGATGGATGCCGCCAAGACGACGCTTCGCGGCAAGGTCGCCGAACTCGTTGGCCTGCCGACCCCGACGCCTGTCACGCCCGCGCCGGCCGCCACGATGACCGTGGCCGACATCCGCGAGGTCTATGGCCGCGCCGCCACGGCCGGCATCACGCTGCTCGACACCAACACGATCGTTGCCACCGCGGCGAACCGCGAAGCCGCTTTCGCCGCCATCATCGATCGCGTCGCCGAAATGTCGGCCAGCGGCGGCCGGGCGCCGAACGGCACCCATCAGGTGACCGAGGATGCCCGCGACAAATTCCGCGCCGGTGCGGTGCTCGGGCTGATGGCCAAGACTGGTCACAAGGAAGGGCAGCGCAACGAGTTCTCGGGCATGAGCCTTGTGGAGTTGGCCCGCGAGGCAGTGATGCTCGGCGGCGGCCGCAGCGCGCACGACGTGCGCCGGATGGACCGCATGCTGATGGTCGGGACCGCCTTCACGATGGCCGGCGCGGGCCTCGCCTCGACCTCGGACTTTGCCTACATCCTGCAGAACGTCGCTCACAAGTCGGCGCTCAAGGGTTTCCAGGAGGCCGAAGAGACCTTTCAGCTGTGGACGTCGGTCGGTTCGGCCTCCGACTTCAAGCCGATCAGCCGTGTCGATCTCGGCCTGTTCCCCGCGCTTTCGCAGCTCACTGAGAGCGGCGAATACAGCTATGCCAAGATCGGCGATCGCGGCGTGACGGTCGTCATCGCGACCTACGGCAAGATGATCGGCATCAACCGGCAGGCGATCATCAACGACGACCTGAGCCTGCTCGGGTCGCTGCCGGTCAAGATGGGCCGCGCCGCCAAGCGCACCATCGGCAACCTCGTCTACGCCTTCGTCAACTCGCCGCCGGCCTGGTCGGACACCGTCGCATTCTTCCATGCGAACCACGGCAACCTGGCTGGCGCGCTGGCAGCGCCGTCCGAAGCGACCTGGCAGGCGGCCGTCATCGCCATGGGCAAGCAGCAGGACAACGACAAGAACGCCGTCGCGCTCAACATCGCGCCGAAATACTTCCTGTCGTCGAGCTACCAGTTCACCGCCAAGCAGCTGCTGCAGTCGACTGGCTCGGTCGACAACACCAAGACCGCCGGCGTCATCAACACGGTGCAGAACCTCGTGACGCCGATCACCGATCAGCGCATCACGGCGAACACCTGGTACTTCGCCGCCGATCCCAGCCAGTGGGACACGCTCGAGGTGACCTACCTCGACGGCATCCAGGAGCCGGTGGTCGAAAGCCAGAACGGCTGGAACATCGACGGCACCGAGCTGAAGATTCGGATGGATGCGGGCGTCAACCCGCTCGATTTCCGCGGCTTCTACAAAGGCCAGTAAGCCAACCAAGTTCCGTAGCAACCTTCGAATGAGGCGCCCCGTCCCGGGCGCCTCTTCGTTTCTGGCAGCTTGAACCCAATTCACCCCTCGGGAGCATCCCATGAAGAATTTCGTGCAGGAAGGCGGCAGCATCGACGTGACGCTGGCCGCCACCATCGTCTCCGGCGCCTGCCTCCTCGTCGGCAGCTTGTTCGGCGTCGCCAGCAAATCCGGCGTCTCGGGCGACACGATCGCCATCAAGGTCACCGGCGTCTTCGACCTGACCTACGGCGTCAATGCGGCCGTCGCGGTCGGCGACCTGATCTACTGGGACGACACCGGCAAGACCGTCACCAAGACCGCCAGCAGCAACAAGAAGATCGGCTATGCCACCAAGGCAGCCGCGGCCAATGATGCGACCTGTCGCGTCCGCCTGGTGCCCAACGTCTGATGCGCCACGACCTTGTCGCGGCGGCGCTCTCCGGCATCGCCGCGGCACTCTTCGCCGATGTGGACTTCACGCCGGTTGCCGGCAGCAAGCGCCGCATCGTCGCGGCGATCGATGGGGTCGAGGTCGGCAGTACCGATACCGATTTCGGCGGCCCTACCGTTCGGCAAGGGACGCATGTCGCGCACGGTGTCGCGGCACTGTTTCCCGATATCGGTCGCGGCGCACTGCTCGACGAACTCGACGGCGCCGGCAATGTCGTCGGCAGCTACCGGGTGCTCGAGGTCCGGCCATGGGGTGACGGCCGGCTCGAAATCGAGATCGGCCTCGAGCCGGCCTGATGCCGCCCGCCCTCAAGCTGCAGATCGAGGCGGCCGTCTTCGGCAACCTGCCCGAGCTGATGAAAGAGGAGGCCGATCGCGGCGCCGCGGCCGCGAGCCGCGGCACCGACAGGACCGTCATCTGGCTCAAGGGTGAGCTGCGAGCCCAGATCATGGCGGCCTTCGGCTCGCAGCGCCTCGCCAACACCTGGCGCTCCAACGTCTATCCGCGCCTGCCGCGCACCAGCCTCGGCGTCGCCGGCACCGTCTACTCCAAGGCGCCGCACATCATCCTCGCCTTCGAGCAGGCGACCACGATCCGCAGCTCTAAGGGCTTCTGGCTGGCGATCCCGTCGCCTGAATGCCCGAAGAGCTTTGCCAACAAGCGGGTGACGCCCAGCAACTGGAACGACGAGAAGTACGGAAAACTCCGCTTCGTCTACCGCAGCGGCAAGGCCTCGCTGCTTGTCGTCGACAATGTCGGCGTGGGGAAGACCGGCAAGGTCACCGGCCAGCGGCTGCTGACCAAGGCCGGCGGCTACCGCAAGGGCAGCGCCTCCGTGGTGATGTTCTTCCTCGTGCCCGCCGTCCAGCTCAAGAAGAAGCTCGATCCCGAGGGCGCCTATGCCAAGGCGCTCGACCAGCTGGTCAGCAACATCCTCGATGAGTGGAACGCCGAATGACCACCAAGCGCGAACAGGTCCTTCTGGCGTTGGCGGCGGCGATCGGGCCGCTCAATGGCGTTGCGGTCACGCGCAACGTGCCGCTGGTCGACATGCAGGCCGAGGGCGCCGCCGCCAACATCGACGATGGCGGGCTGGAACAGACCGATGCCTTCCTCAATGGCCGGGACGGCACGGTCTATGAGTTCACGGCATCCCCCAGCCTGATGCTGGCCGTGTGCGGTGGCAGCGAGGCCGAGCGCGACGCGGCGGTCGACGCCATGCTGGTCGACCTGCAGGCACGCATCGTCACCATGCTCGGCGACGGTCTCGGCGATCTCGTCACCGATATCCGGCCGCAGCCGGCCGACTACAGCCCGCGCGAGTTCTTCGGCGCGGCCAACAGCAAGTCGGCCTCGATCACCATCGAACTCGACTACTGGTCCACCTCCAGCCTCGGCTGAGACCTTCCCAAGGAGCACTTCATGAGCAAACCTCGCGCCAGTGGCGTCGATGTCATTCAGCTCGTCGCCAAAGAGGGGACGCCCTACTCGGCCCCGGACGGATCGGGCGGCGGCGTCTATCATCGCCTGTTGACCAAGTCGTCGAGCCTCGCCGGCTCGCAGCCGCTCGAGGCGGATGAACTCTGGAACAAGGCAACGCCGGAAGACAGCGATCCCTCGGTCGGCGCCTTCGATGTGTCGGGCGATATCGTGCACCCGATGTGCAGCCGCGCCGTCGGCTGGGACCTCAGCATGGCGCTCGGCGCTGAGAGCACCCCGACCGACAATGGCGACGGTACCTATACCCACACCTGGAACTCGACCAAGGACCTCGCCACCTGGACGGTGCAGACCGGGCACCCCAAGCTCACGACGCCGAAGTGGCGCACCGTGCTCGGCGCCAAGGCCGGCGGCTTTTCGTTCCCAATGCAGCGCAACGGCCGGGCGCTGATCACCGTGCCGATGATCGGCCAGTCCGAGGTCAAGGACACGACCGGCGCCCGCGATGCCGCGCCGATCGTCGTCGCCTACAAGCCTTTTGACAACGCGACCGGTGCCGTGAAGATCGGCGGGGTGGCCCTCGCCAATGTCACCGGTGCACAGGTGACCTATTCGAGCAGCCTCGAGGCGGTGCAGACCATCCGGTCCGACATGATGATCGACGGCGCTGACGAAGGGCTCCGGACCCTCACCGGCTCCTTCGATCTCCGGCTCGGCACCGATCACACCATCGACGATCTGCTCGATGCCGGCACGCCGGCGGCGATCGAACTCAGCTTCACGCTGCGTTCGGCCGCAAACTGGCAGCTCAAGTTCGCGCTGCCGCGGGTGTTCTTCGAGCGGCCGAAGACGCAGATTTCGGGGGTCGCAGGTATCCAGACGACCATCAACTGGCGCGCCGCCTACGATGCCACCGCGACCTATATGCTGCAGGCGACGCTGCGCAATGACGTCGCGAGCTACTAGAACAGCCGGAACAGCTTGCGCCAGCTGACGCTGGTGCGGCCATAGACCCGATTGTAGGCCGCGCGCTTTGGATTGGTCAGCCAGCTCCACCCGCGCGGCGCATTCAGCCCTAACGCCCGTCGAAGCGCACGCTTCGGCGATGTCCGCGCCGCCAGCGACTTTCGCCAGGACGGCTTCCGCAACCACCACCGCGCCATACGTCGACCTCCATTCCACGCGTGGGAATGTGGGACGCCAGCTGGCGCTTGTCCATTCGCAAAGGACCATAGAAATGGCGCTACGCCTCAGACGGGATAGGTCGCCTCAGTGGATTGAAGTCGGCAACGGCGCCGCTCTTTGGTGCATGCCGCTGACGTCGGTGATCGTCTATTCAGCGATCGCCGCGGCCGGCCAATTGCTTGTCGATCTCAAGCAGGTGGGGACTGCGGTCACCCGGCTTGGCGGATCGATTGAGGGTTTGCCGGACCTGTCTGACCCCAACAATGCGCAGGGTCTTTACAACTCGCTTCTACTGATCAGCACGGCTGAGCTGGTGGTAAACGACTGGCGGAACGTCCTCGATGAAGATGGCGCGCCGCTGGAATTCGACCCGACGCTGATCGTCCATCTGTTCGAAAACGCGGAAGTGTCACGGAACTTCCGCGCGCGATACTTCGACCAGGTCGAGCAGGTCAATTCCGAGGGAAACGGCTAAGGGCCATCGCTGAGTGGCACTTCGGCGATGGCCCTAAGTATTGCGACGGGTGCAAGGCCGCTCAGGCGGCCTGCGCAACGACACACCCGAGAGACTGCCCGTACAACGACAACGCCCCGCTGAGCGCAGACGGGCAGGCTGCGTGGGGCCTCTTCAAGGTCGGCCCGGTGCGCCTCCTCTACGGCGGAATGGGCACCGTCGTTGGCGCTGACTGGTCGCGGCTGGTCCAGCGTCTGACGGACGCCGGAACGCCCCAAGAAATTGCGGAAGACCTCCTGGCTGCGTGCGAGCGGGGCCTGGTCGCCGCGCTACGCCCCCGAACCACTGGTGAAGAAGATGGCGGAAAAGACTAAGGAAGTTGGCATCCGGCTGGCGGTAAAAGATGCCGATATCGCCAAACGCGCTCTCGCTCAATTCGGCCAGGAGGGTGAGGCCGCGCTCAAGCGGCTGGAGGCCTCCAGCAAGCCCGCGTCCGCAGGCATGACGGCCCTGGCTGGGACAATCGACCAGAGCAAGGAAAAGGGCACGGAGTTCTTCCGGTCCCTTACCCTCGGCGTTCTTGGCCCGGTTGCTGCGTTTCTCAGCCTCGAGGGCGCCGTGGAGGGAGTGAAATCGGCCCTCGAGGGCTTCTCCAAAGTCAACGATGAGGCAAAGGCGGCAGGCATTGATGCCGAGTTTTTTCAAGGCATTGCCTATCAGGCCCAACTCAGCGGCATCGGGATCGATCAGGTTTCGGGAGCGCTCGAAACGTTCAACAAGAACGTAGGGCAGGCTCAGGCTGGAACCGGCAAGATGCTCGCGCAGTTGCGGGCAGTCGACCCGGAGTTGCTCGCTCAGCTGCAGACGGCCACCTCGCAGGAGGAGAGAATTCGTCTCGTGGCCGACGCCATCGACCAGGAGGCCGATGCGTCGAAGAAGGCCAGCATCATCGCCGCCACCTTCGGCGCCGACATGCTCAAGCTTGGCGATGCTTTTGACGGTGGTCGCGTGAAGATCGCCGCAATGCAGGCTCAGGCGCGCGACATCGGCATCATTGTGCCGGATGATCTCATCAGCAGAGCCGATGACCTCGGAGACAAATTCGACATCGCCTCCAAGATCATCGAGGTGCAGTTCAAGGCTGCCCTCCTCGACCTGGCGCCGGGGCTCGTTTCCACCGCGAACTTGGTGGCAGCGTTGGCGGTCAATGTCGGCGCACTTGTCGACCAGTTCCAGGCGGTCGGGGACCGCGTGCATCTTGCACCGCTGCAAAACCAGCTTGTGATGCTGGAAAACCAGATCCACGACCTCAATGCCGATATCAAGAGCCAGCAGACCTCCACCGACGCCATGCCTGATTGGTCGCCGCTCAAAGGCTTCAATCAGTCGCAGCTCGCCGGCAAGAAGCGGTACCTAGAGCAGCTTTACCAGCAGGCCGCCCAGTACCAGGACCGCATCAATCAACTGATGGGGAGCGGCAAGACCCCGCCCGCCGTCGATGACACGGCGATAGGCGACCGCGCCCAGGAACTTCGCGACTACTTGAGCGGCCATGCCGCCCAATTCGACCAGTCCGACAAGATCGACAAGGTCACCGCTGCGCTGCGTAACCAGACTGCCAACCTCACGGCCACCGACAAGGAACTGGAAGAGAACAAGGCACTCGAACAGGCCGGCATCGACCGGTCGGACAAGCGCGCGGCAGGGATCATCGCCGCGGCAGATGCGTACTACGACCAAAAGAAAGCGATCGATGAGGCGAACCAGGCGGCCTCGTTTTTCGCCCAGACGGCCGAGCAGGGCATAGAAGGGCTGATCGACGGGTCGAAGTCGCTGACTGACGCGCTTGGAGACGTCGCCAAAGCACTTGAGCAGGCCGTGTTGCAGGCAGCCCTGCTCGGCGAGGGCCCTCTAGGCAACATCTTCGGTGGCGCCGCACAAACCCCCGGCGGCACTGGTGGTATTCTCGGGAGTATCCTGTCGGGCCTCGGCATCGGGAAGAATGCTCTCGGCGGTGTCTATGGCTCGCCTGACCTGGCCAGCTATAGCGACCAGCTGATCGACACGCCGACGATGTTCCGGTTTTCGAAGGGCGGGGTGCCCAATCTCGGCCAATTCGGCGAGGCGGGGACTGAGGGCATTTTCCCGATCGGCCGCGACAGCAATGGCCGGCTGGGCGTGTTCGGCGCTGGCGGTGGCGGCGCGCCGAAGGTGACCGTCAACGTGCACAACAATACCGGCCAGCCGATCGATGCCTCGAACGTCAAGGTGTCGCGCGGGGCGGACGGCGCGATCAACATCGACCTGTTGCTGTCGCAGCAGGTGAAGCCGGGCTCGGCCACCGATCGGGCGCTGCGGACGCAGTTCGGCCTCAAGCGCCAGCTGACGAGGCGCTAGGATGACCGCCAGCTGGCCCGGCACGCTGCCGCAGCACTACCGCGTCGACGGCAATCAGGAAGGCATTCCGGACGGCCGGCTCAAGAGCCAGACCGACACCGGTCCCGGCAAGCTGCGGCCGCGCACGTCGGCGCTCGGCCGGCCGTTCTCAGCCACCATGCGGATGACCTCGGCCCAGATCGATATCCTGTCGTCGTTCGTGGCGTCCGACCTCGCCAGGGGCACGCTGCCCTTCACTGTGCCGGCGGCGCGGGGTGGTGGCACCTGGCTGGTACGGTTCGCCGACAGCCTGCCGAGCTGGGTCAATGTCGGCGGCGATCGCTACAACGTCACCCTGTCCCTGGAAATCCTGCCATGAGCCGGACGGTGTCGTTGACGCTGCGGACGGCCGCCAATGCCGAGGCGACGGGCGAAATCCTGATCTTCCTCGTCACGGTCACGCACGAGCTGCTCGAGACGCCATTGCGCTTTTCGAGTGACCCGACCGAGCGGCTGTCGGTCGACCCGCTGGTCTATGGCACTAGCAGCCGCGGCGACACGTACAGCTTCCTGCCGCTCGGCCTGGTGCTGCCCGACGACAGCGACGGCACGCCGCCGGCGATCAAGCTGACGATCGACAATGTCAGCCGCGACATGATCCCGCTGCTGCGCTCGGTCTCGACACCGGCGACGGTGACGGTCGAGCTGGTCCTCGCCTCCGACCCTGACACGGTCGAGGTGGCCTGGCCGGACTTCGACCTGGTCAACGCGAGCTACGATGCCGGGCAGGTCTCGATCGACCTCGCCGTCAACGCACTCGCAACCGAACCCTATCCCGCCGGATCGTTCACGCCATCCGGCTTTCCGGGGATGTTCTGAGCCGATGGATTTTTCGAGTTTTGTCGGCTTGCCCTGGGCGGATCGCGGCCGGGATCGGACCGGCTATGACTGTTATGGGCTGTTCCGTGCCGCGTTCTTCGCCGGCACGGGCATTACCCTGCCATCCTATGCCGATGGCTATGCGACGGCCGCCGATCGGCGCGAGGTCGAGCAGCTTTATCACGGTGAGCTGGGCGACTGGGCGGAAGTGCCAGTCGACCGGCAGCAGGCCTTCGATGGGGTGGCGTTGCGCATAGCGGGCGGCCTCCACATCGGGCTGATCGTCAAGCCGAACCGGCTGCTGCACGTGCAGCCGCACCGCACCAGCGTGATCGAGCGGCTCGAGCGCTATGCGCCGGTGCTGCTCGGCCTCTACCGTCACCGGGAACTGATATGAACGCCCTGGCGCCCATCACCGACAGGCTGGAACTGCTGCCACCCGGCGAAGGGCTAACCCTGATCCTGGCGCTGCACCCTCTGAAGCTCGACGCCGACCGGGTCACGGCGCCGGCCGGCCTGACCCTGGCCGACCTGGTCGAGCAGGCGCGGGGCCGGGCCTCAACCCGGCTGCGCAGCCGCTTGGAAACCTATGTCGATGGCCAGCACGTGCCGGCCGAGTGGTGGGGCAGGGTGCGACCGAAGCCGGGCACCGTGGTGCTGATCAAGGCCGTCGCCGAAGGCGGTGATGTCGGTGGTGTCCTCAGGGGCGTGCTCGGCATCGCGGTCGCGGCGGCGGCGATCTTCCTCGCGCCGGTGCTGGCGCCGATCCTGCTGCCCGGCGTCGCCGGCGCCGCCGGGCTGATCGGCGCGGCCATCACCATTGGCGGCCAGTTGCTCATCAACGCGCTCTTTCCGGTGGCGCCGTCGCAGCTTGCCAGCGACAGCGCCTCGCAGACCTATTCGATCTCGGGCGGCCAGAATGTCGCCGACCCGTTCGGCGTCGTGCCGTCGATCCTCGGCACGAACCGCGTCTATCCCAAGCTCGGCGCAAAATCCTACACCGAGTTCTCCGGTGCCGATCAATACCTGCGCATGCTCGTCGTCTGGGGCTATGGCCCGCTCGACATCGGTGCGATCAAGATCGGCGAGACGCTGCTGTCCGATTTCGACGACGTCGAGGTCGAGACCCGCAATGGCTACGACGCCGACGCCCCGCTTACCCTGTTCCCCAACGAGGTGCTGCAGGACGACCTCTCCATCGACCTCACCGCTGCCGCCGGCTGGCAGACGCGCACCACCGACACCGGCATCGACGAGATATCGCTCGATGTCGTGGCGCCGGGCGGCATCGTTCATATCGACAGCTCGGGCAACTCGACCAACTACACCGTCAGCATCCGCGCCGAATATGCCCCGACCGGTACCGGTAGCTGGACGCTGCTCGGCACCCTCACCCTGACCTCGAAGTCGACCGACGCCATCCGGCAGGGCCTGAGGCTCGCTGTCGCCAATGGCCAGTACGATGTGCGGGTCAAGAAGACTTCCACCGACTACACCGGCTCCGACCAGGTGCAGGAGCAGGTGGTGTGGACGGCCCTGCGAGGCTTCCGGAACACCCCGCCGATTGCCTTTGCAAAGCCGCTGGCGCTGACCGCGATCCGCATCCGGGCCACCTCGCAGCTCAATGGCGTGATCGACAACCTCAATGCCATCTGCTCGTCGAGGGTAGTGGCCTTTCACGGGTCGGCCTGGCACGCCGACACCACGAGCCGCAACCCGGCCGACCTGTTCCGGCACGTGCTGCAGGGCCCGGCAAATGCCAAGCCGCAGCCCGATAGCCGCGTCGACCTGTCGACGCTCGCGGCCTGGTGGTCGTTCTGCGATGCCAATGGCTACCACTTCGACATGGTGCGCGATATGAGCGCCTCGGTCTTCGACACGCTGACGGCGATCGCTTCGGCAGGCCGGGCTACGGTGCTGTTCCGCGACGGAAAATGGTCGGTGGCGTGGGAAGTCGCCGACGATCCGATCGTGCAGCATTTTACCCCGCGCAACAGCTGGGGGTTTTCCGGGCAGCGGGCCTATGTGCAGACCCCGCACGCCCTGCGGGTGCGCTTCGTCAACCAGAACGCCGGCTATGCCGAAGACGAGCTGATCGTCTACGACGACGGTTATGATGCCACGAACGCCACGCTGTTCGAGCAGGTTGAGTTCCCCGGCGTCACCGATCCTACGACCATCTGGAAACTCGGCCGCTACCAGCTGGCCCAGGCCAAGCTGCGGCCCGAAGTCTACAGCCTCAATGCCGACTTCGAGCACATCGTCGCCACCCGCGGCGACCGGGTGCGGGTCACCCATGACGTGCCGATGTGGGGCCTCGCCAGCGGCCGGGTGAAGGCGGTTGCCAGCAATGTGGTGACGCTCGACGAGCCGCTGACCATGGTCGCTGGCCACACCTATCAGCTGCGCTTTCGGCTGGCCGATGGCGCAACGCTCCTGAAGACTGCCGTCACAGTCGCCGGTGACCAGACGGTCATCACCCTCGGCGTCGGCGATATGCCCTCGCCGGGTGATCTGTTCATGGCCGGGGAAAGCGGTGCCGAGTCGGTGGTGCTCCGCATCCGCAGCATCACCGGGTCGGACGATGTCTCGGCCAAGCTGACGCTGGTCGACGATGCGCTGGCGATCCTCGATGCCGACACGGGCACTATCCCCCCCTTCGACAGCCAGATCACTGTGCCGGCGCCAACCTTTTCGGCGAAGCCCGTGAACCTCAAGGTGAGGGAGACCTATTCGGGCACCGGCTCGAATAACATCACCGGCGCCTTCTTCAGCTGGGACATCCTGGCCGGCCAGTATCCGACCGGCTTCGATGCGCATTATCGCGACGAGGATGGCGACGGCATCTGGAAGGCCGCCGCCTCGCCGGACCCGGCGACGAAGCAGGAAGTGTTCATCACCGACTATCACGCCGGCACCTGGGGCTGGCGCGTGCGTTCGCGGTTCGCCAATGGCGGTGTTTCGGACTGGGCGGTGCTGGCCTCGCAGACGATGCTTGGCGGCACGGTGGCGAGCGGCGAGGTCGAGGACGGCTCGATCACCCTCGCCAAGCTCAGCCAGGAGCTGCAGAACATCAACTCGATCGTGTTCGGCGATGGCACCGGCAGCATCGCGGCCCAGCTCGAGGCGCTGCGGGCCAAGATTGCGGCGCAGGCCGCGGCCAACCTCGACGGCATGGCCACCACCCAGGAGCAGACGTCGGCGCTCATCGCGCAGGCGGGTACTGCGGCGGCCGTGGTGGCCGAGAACCGTAAGGCGCAGGTCGACGACTACAATGCCCTGGCGGGGTTGATCGAGGACGTCGAGGCCGCCTTTGGCGACAGCCTGGCCAGCGGCTTGCTGAAGATCGAGGAAGAGGCTGGGATCGGCGGTGCCGACAGCACGATCGCCCTGCGGGCGCGGGCGAGCA